ATTAAATACAACGAGCCTACGCTCAAATTCCTTCCCACACCACTAACACAACCTAAAATCAAACCGCCATCACCAAACTGCTTATAAAGGCGGTCAGCTTTTAGCTTGATACCGTTGGCTCTCCTTAACATTATAACATCCTTTATGCAAAGTATCGCACTTCTCTAAATGCTCTAAATACACACGCTTATAATCATGTAGTATATTGTTTTGGAATTGTAGATATTATATTTTATCATTCTTACACATTACAACAACAGTTTGATATATCAATGCTATTGAATTGAAGATTAGTAGCATTGTTATTATTGGTTTACAAGCCATAATTAATTTTTAATATGTTATTTACTATTACTTGCTTTGCTCTCTTTGTTCTTTTAGCATCCTTAACTACCTTTTTTATTACAGATTCATCAAGTTGCATTGTTACTTGTTTCTTTGCCATATAATTTAGTTTTTTACAAATATACATATAATATAATTATAAATATAATTATTTTATTAACACCTATTGTTAATAACTTAAATGTTAAATTATTTTGTAATTATAATTATATACCTATATTTACACCATAAACAATTAAAACCGCTAAAAATGATAGAACAATTAGAATTATTATCCGAAAGCCTAAAGGCTAAAAGACGTGAGGCTATTCTTAAATGTCAACAATCTCAAACTATTACAGATGTATCTAATTGGGCTGGTAAGTCCGATGGATTAGCTGAGGCTATATTAGAGGTACAAGCATTAATTAGTAAACTTTTAATTCAAGCATAATGGAATATATAATCTCAACCAAAGAGGGTTATTTACCCATAGAATTTAACGTAGAATGGAATGGAGAATCTTTAACCCCTATTGAAATAACTTTTGAATGTAGACCAATAGAGTTAACTCAAAAGCAATTAGATAGCCTATTAGACTACATTGATGAAAACCAAGATAAAATAATATATAACGAAAACGATAGGTTAATATGATAAACGCTATAATATTTATACTAGCATTCTCCGCATTTATTTGCGTATGCCATACAGTTAAAGTAGTAATTAAACATTTTAAATTATGACAGTAACATCTAAAGAGATATACTCACTATTAGTAGAAGGGTATATGCCAAGCGAAATAAAACGAAAGTACAATCTTACAGAAATAGAATGGAGGCGTATAACGGCACGTGTTGAGTTTGTAAGCCTATTATTTAGCCCTAATGTAGTACCTGATTTAATGAAAATTAAAGAAATTGAAACAGCTCTATTTAATCTATTAGATATTAGCAATCCATCACAGGACGTAAAGAGGCGTATAAAATCACTTCAAGTAAGATATTCACAATTTTTAGTAAGTTAATTATGAACATAATCCTATCAATTTTATTATTCTCTTTAATATTATTTGTTATATTTGTAGCCACTATAATAATATTAGCTAAGAGAACAGAGGCTTTTGACTTAAGCGAAGAATCAGAAGAATTAATTATAAACAATAAAAACAAAAAAAATGGAAGTAACAGGAACGCTAAAAGCGAAGTATGATACTCAAAAAGTATCAGATAGATTCTCAAAGAGAGAATTTGTATTAACCACAGAAGAGAATACGCCTTATCCTCAGCATATTAGTATGCAAGTAACTCAAGATAAGTGCTTAATTCTTGATGCTGTAAATATAGGCGATGAACTAAAAGTTCAGTTTAACCTAAGAGGCAGAGAGTGGAATGGCCCACAGGGTATTAAGTATTTTAATACAATAGATGTTTGGAAGATTGAAAGAATGAAATGGAATACAGAAGTTGAAAGTAAAGAAAATACGGAGGCTGTTAATAACCCTGTTCAAAACTCAGGTACAGACACTGAAGATTTGCCATTTTAATTAATACTTTTACATTTATAAACCGCCAAAATGAAAATAAATTTTAAAAATATCCCCCTTAAATTAGAGCTTTACTTGGCGGTTTACTCTGGTTTCTGCGGGGTTTTTTATTTATTATAAATATGCAAAACGAACAAACAGGGTTAGCTCTCCTTAATGAGCAAAAGCCAACACTTGCTCAGCTAGTGTTAGTAAACATGCCAAAAGGCACAACAATTGATGAGGCTACTAATATTGCTATTAAAGAAATAAGCAATTATGAAATGATTTTATCAACGCGGCCAGAACTAAAAGTATGCAATCCAAAGTCAGTAGTGCATGCTGTAAAACAATGTATTAATGATGGTCTTACTCTATCTCAAAGTGCTGGTTTAGTTTATTTGTTACCAACTCAAGTTAAAGTTGGTCAAAATGGTAACCAAGATATTAAAGAGTGGGCTTTAAGTTACGACCCAACAGCTAATGGCCGCCTTAGTATAGCTTATCAAGCTGGTTCTATTTTAGACCATAAAAAACCAACTTACGCTTTTGATAAAGATGGTAAACTTGATACTGTAACTTTTGAATATTTAGTTCCATCTTATAAGGAGCCAAGATGGGAATCTTATATCGCTGATAAAAGATTATTTGAAAAATGGATGGCTGCAAGTGCTGCTAAAAATAAAGGTCAAGCAAATAAAAACTATACTAGTTATAAAGGAGGTATTGACCCAGAATTTGCTGCTACAAAAGCAATTAGACATGGTTTAGCAAAACTTGGAGCTAATTTAAACGGTAAACGTACTCAGATTTCTACTGCGTTACAAGATAGAATAATTAGTGAGACACCTGTAAACGTAGTTATTAACGAGGCTAAAGAAGAACAGTTAATTGATGAATATATAATTACTCAGCATGGAAAAGTATCGGTTGAAACTGCTGAGATATTAGAAGAAACGAAAGGAGATTTACCAGTATGAGCAACTTGCCACAAATAATTATTACTGCTGATAGCGAAGCGGTTTTAGCAAAGAAAAAAGCTTGGTCTGAGATTGGATTAGCTGTTCATAATGCTAATTTAAGTTTAGAAGCAAAAGCAAAAGCAGCCATTGATTTAATAAATGGAACTATTCCAAAGTCAATCGATGAGGTTTTAGGAGCAGAAACTGTATTAAAAGAAGTAAAAGCAACTATAAACTCAATAGAGTCTAAGCGTAAAGAAATAACATCTAAATTTGATAAAGTTTCAAGCGCTTTGATGACTCATGAAAAATTAGTAAAAGATGCTTTACCAGCTTATCAAAATGCAATAATAGCTATTAAAAAAGATTATGAAGCTCAACAAGCTAAAAAAGCACTTGAAGAAGCAGCTGAAAGAAAAGCTAAAGAAGATGCTATTAACTATATAAATAAATGTTACAATGACATGAAAAATATGGTTTCAGAGCAATGTCAAAAGGCTTATGAGTATGCTCTTAACAAACCGGTTACAGTTGAAAAATTAAAATCTTATTTAATTAAGGTAAAAGAAACTAAAACAGAAAAAGATTTTACAATAATTCAGCCTGATAATATTTCTTTATCTAATTTTTCTCATGCATTTAAGCAAGTTGATATGGCAGCTCCTGCCGATATGTTAGCTTATTTTCATAGAGCTATTGATGAAAAGTTTAAATTTTACGAAGTAGCTTTGAAAAATAAAGACGCTGCTATTAAAGCTGCTCATGAACAAGCTGAAAAAGAAGCAGCAGAAAGAGCAGAGGAGTTAGCAAACGCAGCAGTTGCTAATAGATTAGAAACTATTGCAACAAGTATTGATACAACCTTTGATAATGGGGTTAAGGAGTTAAAGAAAAAATACGAAATCGATATGGAAGATAATGAGGCAAGCGCTTTATTGATTATTACTGCTTTTGTTACTAATTTCAAAGAGGCTAAAGAAGGCATAAGGGTTAAGTCAATGATGGCCCTTAGTATTGCTCAAATGGGTTCTGCTTTAGCATGGATGAAGAATAAAGATAACGCGTTTAGTTTTACTGGTATTAATTTTAAAACAGTTGAGAAGTTATGAAAAAGACACTAAAAGTATATAATGCTAATTTTAATTGGAGAACTTTTGAATATGAAGATTTAGAAGAAATTAAAAAAGTTTTATTTGATGAATATCAAATAAAAATACATGGTTCTCGAACTTCAATTGATGATGGAACTTCAATTGGTTATGGAACTTCAATTGGTTATGGAACTTCAATTGGTTCTCGAACTTCAATTGGTTCTCAAACTTCAATTGGTTCTCGAACTTCAATTGGTTATGGAACTTCAATTGGTGATGGAACTTCAATTGGTTATGGAACTTCAATTGGTGATGGAACTTCAATTGGTTCTCGAACTTCAATTGGTTCTCGAACTTCAATTGGTGATGGAACTTCAATTGGTTATGGAACTTCAATTGGTTCTCGAACTTCAATTGATGATGGAACTTCAATTGGTTCTCGAACTTCAATTGGTTATGGAACTTCAATTGGTTCTCGAACTTCAATTGGTGATGGAGCTTCAATTGGTGATGGAACTTCAATTGGTTCTCGAACTTCAATTGGTTCTCGAACTTCAATTGGTTCTCGAACTTCAATTGGTTCTCGAACTTCAATTGGTGATGGAACTTCAATTGGTGATGGAACTTCAATTGGTGATGGAACTTCAATTGGTGATAATGAAAAAATTATTATTTCTATTTTTATTACTGGCTCTAAACACACTGTTAATTGGTGGCAAAAAGACTTAATACAAATAGGTTGTAAATCCATGACAATTACCGATTGGCAACATAATTTTAAAAAAATAGGAAAAGAGCAAGGTTATTCTGATTCTGAAATTTTAGAATATGGAAAATATATTAATATTTGCGCATGTTTATATGATTCAATACAATAATACAAAACGCTATGAGAATTTGCCTTTCGAGCAATACTTAAAACTCGGTGGTTATTCTCATAGCTTTCTTAAGTCCCAAAAAAATGGTATAACACCTTATTTTAAAGTAACTGACAAGGTTCGTTTAGGTAGTTTAGTAGACGCTTTATTAACTCAGGATGATAGGTTTGATTTTAGTGACCCATTAGCTCAGGATGCTATAAAAATAGCAAGGAATATAAAAGATATGTTCGGCGGAATGATTCAATTATTTAAGCCACAAATATCATACACCAGCACATTAGAACTTATGGGACTATCTCTTAATGTTACTGGGCGTCTTGATTGGGAATTACCAAAACATGCTGTTATAGATTTAAAAGTAACTGGTGCAAAATCAGATAAGGAGTTTGCCTCCTATATAGAACACATGGGTTATAAAAACCAGTTATGGAATTACGCTAAAATGGCAGGATTAAAAAAAGCATATATAATTCCATATAGCGTACCTAATAAAAAGTGTTTAAATATAGTTACTATTCCTTTAAATGAACGAAATGAGTTTTGGGAAAATGCTGTATTTAATTTTGGCTCAGTAAAATAGTTATTAACAATTGTAAAAGTGCCGGTAATTATAGATGAAAAATATAAGAAATGCTAAAACTCTATCCATACCAAGAAGAAACAATATCATTACTTCGTCAAGGTTTTAAAAACCACAAACGGCAGTTAATGGTAATACCAACTGGAGGCGGAAAAACTGTTTGTTTTTCTACTATTGTATGTTCAGCTGTACAAAAAGGAACTAAAATGCTAGTGTTAACAGACCGTATAGAATTGTTCAACCAAACTGTTGAATCTATATCGTCTTTTAATATACCTATATGTAAAATCAGTGGAGACCATAAACACATAAGTAAAGATGCTTTAATGTATGTTGGGATGGTTGAGACTGTAAAACGACGTTCAAGTTCTCTTAAATCTATTTCTTTTGATTTAATTATTTGCGACGAGGCTCATATAGCTTCTTTTAATAGGATATTTGACACTTGGCCAGACGCTATGGTTATTGGAGCGACAGCGACACCTTTAGGTAAACATATTTATAAGTATTATACGAATTTAGTTTCATGTATTGATACACCAGAGTTAGTTGAGCAAGGCTTTTTGTCTCCTTGTAAAGCTTTTCAAATGCAAGATGATTTTTCCGACCTTAAAACTGATAATAGTGGAGAATTTACAGATAAATCATTAACGGCACATTTTGATAAACCAAAACTTTATGCTGGCGTAATTGAAAAATGGTTAGAAAAAACACCTAATACAAAAACAATTGTTTTTAATTGTAATATTCAACATACTTTAGAAATGACTAAAGCTTTTAATGTCGCTGGTATAAAATCCTATGCTATTACATCTCACACTGACCCAAGTGAGCGTGAATGGATATTAAATGAATATAATAATAATACTTTTCCTGTTCTTAATAATTGCGGTATATTAACTAAAGGGTATAATGAACCATCAATACAGACTATTATATTAAATAGAGCGACTACTTCACTTGCTCTTTACTTACAAATGATTGGTCGTGGTTCTCGTACTTATAAAAATAAATCTCATTTTACGGTACTTGATTTCGGGGCTAATCATGACCGTCATGGATTATGGAATGAGCCGCGTGAGTGGTCGATAGAGCCACCAAAGAAAAAGAAAAAACCAAGTGGAGTTGCTCCTGTTAGAGAGTGTAAAGGATGTGGGGCTATGTTACCAGCTATGCAAAAAACTTGTGAATATTGCGGTCATACAATCTCAGACCAAGAGCGTAAATTACTAGAAGGTCAATTGATTGAGGTTACGCCTAAAATAAGTCCAAATTTATTAGGTAAAAATTTCAGCGCAATAGATTTAACAGATTTATTAGAGATTGAAAAAACAAAACAATATAAATCTACTTATATTTGGAGAATAATTCGCTCAAGGGGTGAAGATGCTATAAGAACATGGGCTGAGCATAAAAAGTATAAATTTGGATGGATTAAAAACCAAATAGAAACAATGGAAGCTGAACAACTTGATGGTGGAACAAAATTTACAGATTTAAAAATTAGAGAAAAACAAGTAAGTATATGAAACCATATTTTGAAACTTTATTTGCAAATATGTAAAGATTATAGAATATTTAATTAAATTTACCTCCCCACATTTTTTTATGAACATATCTTACTACAATTCATTACCATCAAAAGGTCAGCCGCATATTTCTTCTGGCCAAATAACAATCAATGAGTTTATTAACTCGGTAAAATTCGGTAAATGGAAAGACCAAGTTGAAAACGTTAGAAAAGAAAAAGACAAAGATAAGCGCTCGGCTATAAAACGCTCATTAGTATCTGTAACTATATCTGGAGTTTTTAATGAACGCAAAGAGGATAAGATGATAAGCCATAGCGGTTTTATATGTATTGATGTAGATAATTACACAGATAAATCAGCTATATTAAAAGACAAATACACTTATGCTGTTTTTGACTCTGTTTCAGGTAATGGTTTTGCAGTTATAGTAAAGATAAATCCAGATAAACATAAGGATTCTTTTAGATGGCTTCAGAAATATTATTTTGATTCATTTGGTATAGTTGTAGACTCAGCACCTCAAAATCCAGCATCTCTTCGTTATATTTCTTACGACCCATTAGTTGAAATTAATGAGAAAAGTCATCAATCTAAAACGTTAATACAAAAGGTAAATAAACCAAAGTCACTACCTATTATTTTAAGTAACGATAGAGTTAGTGATTATGTTAAAGAGGTACAAAATAGAGGTTTAAATATAGCGCCGACATATCAAGATTATTTAAATCTATCTTTTGCTTTAGTAGATGGTTTTGGAGAAGGTGGCCGTAATTATTTCCATATTCTCTGCTCTTGTGATGAGAAATACGATAGCCGTCACGCTGATAAACAATACGATATAGCTATAAAAAGAGGTAAAAGTGGAATTGGCGTAGGCACATTTTATTTTATGCTCAAGCAATCTGGTATCGAAATAAAGTCTGATTCTGGGCCCGCTTTGTCAATAGTAGCTATGGGTAAAAAATCTGGAAGAACAAAAGAAGCAATTACTGAGCAATTAATTCAAATAAACCAAGTTAATCCAGATGTTGCTGCTAATTTAGTTGAACAGGTTTTTGAGCGAGATGATATTAACCTTAAAAACCTTAACGCTGACCCAGAACAGTTAATATCATCTATAATAGAATGGCTGTCTATTAACCACCCTCTTCGTAGAAATGAAATAACAAAATCAATCGAATCTGGTAATAAAGAGATAAAAAACGAGAATCTTAACACTATATACCTTCGTGCTAGAGCATTTTTTAATACTAACGAGGTTACTTTTGACCTTATTAATAGAGTTATTTTCTCTGAAAACACACTTGATTATAACCCAATAACGGAGTACATTGAAAAGAATCTTTATAGACGTTCTATCGGTAATGTAGACCAAATAATTAAATCTATTGAAACAGATACTAAAAATGCAGATATATTTATAAAAAAATGGTTAGTATCTATAATAGCAGCATATAAAGGTTATCCTGTTCGTTCCGTTCTTGCTTTAGTTGGTGGTCAATATACTGGTAAAACTGAATGGTTCCGTAGGTTATTACCAGACGACCTTAAAAAGTATTATGCTGAATCTAAGTTAGATGCAGGTAAGGATGATGACCTATTAATGTGCCAAAAATTAATAGTAATGGATGATGAAATGGGTGGTAAATCTAAAGATGATGAAAAAAGATTTAAGGAATTAACCTCGAAATTAACATTCTCACTCCGTGCTCCTTATGCTCGAGCTAATGAAGATTTTAAGCGTTTAGCTGTTCTATGTGGAACTTCTAACTCTACCGATATTATAAATGACCGTACCGGAAACACCAGATTCCTTCCTGTTAACGTAATTTCTATCAACCATGAACTATATAACTCGATAAATAAAGATGAGTTATTTATGGAACTTTTCCACCTTTATGAGTCTAATTTTAAATGGCAATTCTCTAAAGACGACTTCGAAAAATTAAACGAAATAAGCCAAGATTTTGAAAATATTAACTACGAAAGAGAACTGATTTTGAAGTTTTTTAAACCTGCTTCCGATGGCGGTTTAGTCGAAAAAATGACAGCTACAGATATAAAAAATTATATAGAAACTAACTCAAAACAGCAGATTAGAAACCTTAAAATTCTAGGTTTAGAGCTAAAAAGAATATTCGGAACTAGTATTTTAGTAAAAAATTTAGGCAGAGTTTACTCAGTTATTAAGATTTCTGAGCCAAATTTATCACATTTTAGCCCTCAAGAACCTGTTTTTGAACATCAAAATGCTGTTTTTTCATCATCTACGCAAGTTTTTGACTCAGATTTCGAAGAAGATTTACCTTTCTAATTTAACATTTTTAACATTTAAACCAGCTTTTTGCTGGTTTTTTTAGTTTTTGGTAACAGATTAACTTATTGATAATGAACTCGGTAACACGGTAACACAAGAAAATGATTTTTAATCATAACTTATATAGAATAATAATAGTATATAGATATATAGTGTGTGTATATATTATTATATATATATATTTTTATATATTTATATATATATCTGTTACAACCCTACTCTATCTAAGGTAACAGAAGGATTTTATCTTCTGTTACCATCCATCTACCTGTTACCAAATGATAAATGTTAAAATTTAAAAACATATCCAATTATTGTATATTTTTACAAAATGACAGAGGATAAATTACAGTTTGAAATTGTTAAATGGTTCACTAATAATTACTGTCTAAAACATCACAAACCGAGGTCGATAATTTTCTCAGTACCTAATGGCGGATTTCGTCACAAAGTTGAAGCGATAAAATTAAAGGCTACTGGAATGATGGCCGGTGTTTCTGATTTAATCGTCATCCACAAGTCAAGAATTTACTTCTGTGAGCTTAAAATAGAAACAGGGATAGTTTCATCATCGCAAAAAGAATTTGAGTCCAGAGTGACCGAAAATGACTTTACATATAAAATTTTCAAATCTTTATCAGAGTTTCAAGAATTTTTCTTAAATTTGTAATCTATGGCAGCTCCAAAAAAACCATCATTAGCACCAAAGAATTTCAAAACAGATGAATTTATTATCAATCTTGAAAAGTTAGCTAAGGAATACATTAATGAATGCGCTTCTAAAACTAAAGAAGTAGCTACAGGTTCAGGTAAAGTAATCGAAGTTAAAGAAAGAAATATACCAACAATTGATTATTTCTTAAATATCTGGATTCCAATCATAAAGGACGATAAAACTATATCGAGACCAACTTATTACGAATGGTTAAAATCATCTAACGAACTAAAATTTAACACTATAAAAAGAATAGATGACCTTTTTAAGGCATTAGCTGGTGATATAGTAGCAAATGAGGGCAAAGGAATATTCTATGCTAAAAACAAATTAGGTTGGACAGATAAGCAAGAATTGCTACATGATACAAAAAACATTGGTGAGATTAATTTTTCAATGAAGCGTAGAGAGTAAAGAAATAATTTATATATTTGCAAATACACAAACTGATAATTTATGACTCAACTGAAACAAGCCTTTAAGCAGGTGCCTACACAAAAGACATTTACTTTTCCATCAATTACCCCATCTTTTATTATTGACTTCTTTGTTAATAAATGGCTTTCGAGCTTAGTGGTTGATAAAGGAATTGTACCAATGTTAGGTAAAGTAAGTAGCGGAACATTTACCGTTTACTACGTTTATTTATTTACAACTAAAATCGAGATTCAAGATGATACTACAAAAGTATAACGATATTGTAACTGATGAATTATTGGTTGGGACTTTAGACCATAATCCACATACAGGATTTCTTCAGGATTATAGAGTATTAAGTTGCCTTTTAAAAATTTATCAGCCAAAATCGATGTTTGAGGTTGGGACTAATACTGGTAATGGTATTAATGTTATGAAAACAGCATTACCTGAACTTGATGTTTATAGCCTAGATTTAGATTACGCCACAATGCGTTTAAATTCTAAGCAATACCCTATTGGACCAGATGGAACTGATAAAGTAGGAATTAATGCTAAAGGAAAATATACACAGCTTCGCGGAGATAGTTTAAAGTTTGATTATTCAAAATATCCATGTGAGGCATATTATATTGATGGTGAGCACGATGAACTTCATGCAACACACGAGTCGTTAGCCGCGTTTAAATTAAATCCTAAAATAATTATTTGGCATGATTCAGATATGCCAGCAGTAATGGAAGGAATCCAAACAGCCTTTAAAAAGCATTCTAAAAATTACGAACTTTATAGAGTTATTGATACACGAATTGCTTATGCTATTAGAAAATAAATGAAAGCTATATTCTTACATTGTTATTACAGTGACATAGTAGACGAAATGCTGGAGAAAATAGCAGCCGTGAATTTTCCATTTAATTTATACGTTAACGTTGTTGACGGACAAGACAATGAAATTATAGATGATAAAATTTTTAGTCGTTTTCCTGAAACTATAAGAATAACATCTGATAATAAAGGTCACGATATTGGCGGTCAATTAGTGTTAATGAATTATTGGTTAATCAATGGTCGCAACGAAGATGAGATTATATTTCTTCAAACAAAGAAATCACCACAACATATTGAAGGTGGAAATGAATGGCGTAAAGAACTAATGCGAATAATTAAACCAGAGAATCAAGATTTAATTACCGAGAAACTAAAGCCAGAAACAGTTGGTATGATTGGCTCAGCAAGATGGCTAATAACAGATGAAAAACAATGCTATCATTATTTACAACCAGAGTTAAATCACATTTGTAGTATATGTGGTATGAATAATATTAAAGATAAAAACTTTGGATTTATAGGCGGAACAATGTTCATTGTTAAGTCTAATATTTATAGAGATTTCTTTACTAAAAATAATCCGCTAAAAATTAGAGAGTTAATGACCTCAACGGCTTATTCACATGCAATGGAGAGATTGTTAGGATTCGTTGTTTTAGATGCTGGGTATAAAATCAAAGGGATATGAAGCAACTAAAAAATGCACATATTAACCAAACGGCTTGGATTATTGGAAAAGGTCCAAGTCTTGAGAAACTACGAAAAAAAGACATTAGTGAAGGTATAATCATAACTTTAAACTCAGCGATATTAAAAATCGAGCAATTAGAATTAAATAACATTACATACTCAATGCAAAAAGATGGTGCAAGCCCTTACTTTGTTAACTCTTGCCCATATAACACTTGCAATAAATGTCCTTATGATTTACCTACGCCTAAAAACTCTATTTTATTAGTTCATGAATTAGAGAGTAAGCAATGCAAACCAGATTATCGACCAAGATACGTGTTTAATAATAACGATTTAGGATTAGCGTGGAACGATTTTTCAGCTTTATCAGCAATAAGAATCGCTCAATATTTTGGTTGTAATAAATTTAACTTTGTTTCTTTTGATGCTGTTACTAACGGAGACATTAAAAACAGTTACGATAAAGTAGCAAAAAACGGATTACCAGAATATTTACAACAAGCAAAAGTAATGAAAGAATTTGTAAAAGATTTAGACCATAAATTTATAACGCCATGCTAGCTATAATAATAATCACATATAATAATCATAAGTTATTACGTAAACAATTAAGCCGTATAAAAACGCATTGTAAAGATAAAGATTACGATATAATAGTAGTTGATAATAGTAATGATAAAAACTCTATTGACCATATAAAATATATCTCTTATTCTTTTCCAACCCTGTACTTAAAAACAAATTCATCGTCTCAAGGTGGTTCAAACTCACATGCTTTTGCAGCAAACTTAGCAAATACATCTTTCGGTAAACTATATGATGAGTTTTTATATTTAGACCATGATTGCTTTCCGATAAAAGATTTTAGCGTTAGCGAAGTGTTAGGTAATAAAATAATGGCAGGAATTGCACAACCAAAATCAAAAACATACTTATGGCCAGGATGTTTGATGTTTAAAGCCGGATTAGATATTGATTTTAGTGTTAATCATGAATTAGGACTTGATACTGGTGGTAATTTATATAAAATAGTAGAGCAAGCAAAGGATGATATTATTTTCTTTAATGAGATTTACAATGAGAATCCTGAGTTCACTAAAAACATGTATAATTTTTACGCGTTAATTAACGATGGAATGTTTATGCATTTTATTAATGGTTCTGGATGGAATAAAGTTGGCCACCAAGAAGAAAGGATTAATTCACTATTAAACATATTGGATAAGCAATGAAATGTGCAGTAATAATATATCACTCTAATGCTTCTAAAATATATAAGAAAGAATGGATTGATAAGTGCATTGATAGCATAAAAGCACAAACAGTTAATTATTATATCTTTGAACTTAATTACGGTGAGGACGATGCTTTTTATACAGATGATTCAGCCATGCATTTAAGCAGAAAGTGTAAAAATCACATCGAAGCAATGAACTATCTTATTGATTTAACTGTTTTAGATGGCTACGACATTATTTTCAACACGAACCTTGATGACTATTATGAACCAGAAAGATTTGAGCTACAAATAAAAGCAATATTAAATGGCGCTCAATTAGTAAGCTCGAATTTCAATTATTTTAGCGACAGTAGAGGTACGTTCAAGAAAATGGACATGACTAAATATCAAAATATTGGTATTCAGTTAAGGAGAGGTCATAATGTTATCGCTCATCCAGTAGTTGCTTATCATAAATCGTTTTTTAATGACGGGTTAAGATATAATGATTTGTTAGGTAAAGAAGATTTAGATTTATGGCAAAGAGCTGATAAACTTAATAGAAAAATTGTTATATTACCGCAATATTTATTAAATTACCGCATTCATGAAAATCAAATAACAAAAACTTATAAGGGATGAAAATAAACATCTGCATAGTAGCAACTGCAAAGTACATTAAATTTTTGCCAAAGTTAATTGATTCTATTCAGTTATACTGGATGAATGATTTAACTACAGATATTCACATATTCACTAATCGAATTAAAGATTGTGATTTATTATTGAGTCAAACAGAATACACTAAAGGCTCTTTATCTTATCACGAGGTTGAACATGGTCCTTGGCCAAACGCTACATTGTATCGTTTTCATTTCTTTAAAAAATACATGTTTGATTTAAATGGTCATTATATATTTTATATTGATGCTGACACTATTATAACAAGTCCAATAGGCAAAGACATCTTATCGCCAAGAACAGTTGTTTCTCATTGTGGATTTGTTAATGGAGGAGGTTCTTGGGAAACAAGAAAAGAATCAAGAGCTTATACGCCAATGAGTTTACGTAAGACTTATTACGGTGGGGGTTTTTGGGGATTAGATAGAGTAAACTTTGCTCATTTTGTCAATATAGCAACAGTTATGATTGACGAAGATTTAAGTAAAGGTATTATGCCTATATGGCATGATGAATCTGTGTTGAACTCTTACATGGCTAGTGCAGAACCTACTAAAGTTTTATCGCCTTCGTATCATTACCCAGAAAACAACCCACGTATATGGGCTAGCTGGAAAGAAGATTATCCGTGTAAAATATTATTGTTAGATAAAAACCATAAGGATATTAGGGGATGATTTCATTTAGCAATTTAGGTAATCTTGGAAGGTTAGGCAACCAAATGTTTCAAATAGCTAGCACTATTGGCATAGCTGCAAATAACGGAACTTACGCTGATTTTCCAACATGGAAATACGAAGAGTATTTTAAATTAAAAGTAGGTAGTCAAAGTTTTAAAAAATATAAAACCGAAGTAAAAGAATCGGCATTTCATTATACTGAATTTAATTTACCTGGATTAGGTAACTACGATATAAAAGGATATTTACAATCTTATAAGTATTGGAGTGCGCATGAAAAGCAAATAAAAACTTTATTCGAATTTACCAATGAACTAACAACTAAATGCCAATCAAAGTTACCACAAAATGATAGACAAAACATCGCAATACATATTCGTCGCGGGGATTACGTTGGCAATCCTTCTCATTATAACTTATCTATTCGCTATTATCTCAATGCTTTAGAGTATTTTAATTATTCTGATTATAACCTTTGTTTTTTTAGTGACGATATTGAATTTGCTAAATGGCACTTTGAATGTTTACATAACGCTTACTTTATTAACGGAACAGAAATTGAAGATTTATGTACGATGACTTTGTGCGACCATTTTATTATCGCTAATAGTAGTTTTAGTTGGTGGGCAGCTTATTTAGGTAATAAACCTCATTCAATTATAATAAGACCAAAAGAACACTTTGCTGGTAATCAATTAAAATATGACATTAAAGACCTTTACCCAATTAATTGGATTGTGGTAAGTGATAATGATAAACCAAGTTTAATAGACACAACTTTTATTATACCAGTAAAGCTTGACCATAACGATAGAATGGCTAATTTAAATTTATCTATTCAACACGTACAGCAGAACTTTGAAACTGATATTCACGTTATAGAGCAAGGTAGTACTAAATTTAGTTACGTTGAGGACTTTGCTGGATATACTTTTTGCCAGTACAAAGAATTTCATAGAACAAGAATGATTAATAAAATAGCAAAGTTTATTCGTACACCTTATTGTGTTAATTACGATGCTGATGTTTTATTAAATCCAGTACAGATTTGGTATTCAGTTCAACTATTAAGAGCCAGTACTGATATTGTTTACCCTTATGATGGTAATTTTAAACACATTACAAGAGATAGGCATCAGTATCTGGCCACGAATTTATACTGGTTAATAGGAAAACAATTTAATGGCCCAGTAGAGAGTTGGGGAGGCGCTATTTTTATGAATCGTGAAAAATTCTTATTGACTGGTGGAGAAAACGAAAACTTTATTAGTTGGGGACCAGAAGACGCTGAACGATTTACCCGTTTTTTAAAGATGGGTTTAAAAGTAGATAGACTCAAAGGTCCAATTTATCATTTAGAACATTATAGGGGACAAGACAGTAGTAGGTACAATAAACACTTAGAGAATAATAGAAAAGAGTGGCACAAGGTAAGACTAATGGAACCTGAAGCTTTAAAAGAGTATATAAAAACTTGGGAATGGATATAGTTTACATAAACCAAAAGAATCATTATAAAAATAACGAGCTTAGATACTCTTTAAGGTCGATAGAAAGAAACATATCTAACTATGACAATGTTTTTATAGTTGGTTATAAACCAGATTTTGTTTCAGACAATGTAATACATATACCAGCTGATGATAAATACAATAATAGGGCTACAAATATAATGACTAAAGTCTTATTAGCTGCTGAAAATGAGAAAGTTAGCAAAGATTTTATGTTATTAAACGATGATTATTTCATAATGAAACCAATGGATTGTTATACTTATCCTTACTATTGGAAATGTGATTTAGCTCATACGATACAGATACAAAGAAATGAGTATCAGCAACATGTTATTCCTACATACAAAGCTTTATTAGATAGAAAACTACCAACAAAGAACTTTGATACACATAAGCCAATAGTTTACAATAAAGATTTATTTCAAGAGATTGTTTCTCAATATGATTGGAATATTCCATACGGATTTATACTAAGGTCCATATATTGTAACACGTTAGGAATAGAAGGTGTAGAAAAGTTAGATGATAAGATAAATCATAGCCATATACCAGATACGTGGAAAAGAATAACGGCTAATCTTGACTGTTTTTCAATAGGTGACCAGTCTGCTAATGATTATCTATGGTCATTTTTAAATAAAGAGTTCCCTGAACCATCAAAATATGAAAAATAATTAATATATTTGCAGTATGCCAAAACCAAACAAAGTAGAATGCGAAATATCAAAGCTTTATCGGCGGTCAGCTTTTCATCATATATTTTATGGTTTTATTAATGGAGTTTTATGGTCAACGCCGTCTATTAGTCGTGAAGAAGCTATAAATGCTTTTATAAAGAAGTTTAAAATAGATGACCAATACTTAGCTGAGGATTTACGCTCAACTTATTCAAGAATAGAGAAAGATTTTAATGATTCTCAAAAAACAAAATCATGAAAACAAGAACGATATATAAATCAGACGGTAAAGTTGAGTTAGATAAGCACACTAAAATATATGGTTTAGATAAATCTAGCGGTAGAATAGAGAAAGCTGATTTAATGCCATTGGACAAATCAAATACGTTTAGACTTATTGAGAAAAAGGACTTTATATATTTACCAGCTTCTTCTATGGAAATAGCAGAAGCTACATTTAAAACAATATTCACTGCTGCTAAAAACGGCAACATTAAATTGAGTTTTAAAGAATGGGTAGCGAAATGGTGGACTGTATTAACTATAAAATGGAATAGATTATGTCGCAAATAACTCACATTGAAATTTATTATCCAGAAACTCATAAAAAAGAGGCTAAGTTTTTAAAAGAAAGGTTTAATAATTTCTTTTATTTTCAATTTTCATCACTTGAAGAATTTGACATGGTAAATGAGCCTAATACGATGAAGTTTACTAATAATAAATACTTTAAGAAGTTTAATTTAATAGCTAATTAAATGGGCTACGAAGCTAACGATATACAATTTAGCGATGATGCTTTAGGACTTGGAAGGGCATTACGATTATCCGCGCCACCAGATTTATCATTATCGTTTAGTCAGGATTCAGATAATGCCGATATTACTATTGTAACCTATGAGCCTAATGGAACAAAGACAATAGAAAGAACTGTAATAACATCAAGTGTAAACTTTGGGATTCAGCCAGTAGCAGTTCCAGCGGCACCTTTATATTTTGTAGATGCTACAAGTGGAAATATTATAATAACATTGCCGCCAACAGCTACTAATAAAGAGACTTACAGATTCATACGAATTGATGATTCCGCAAATACTGTTACATTTGTTGGTTTTTTAGGCACTGAATTATTTAGCGGTGTAAGCGGAACACTATCACTTGATATGTTTACTGGTGATGATTTTGAATTTATAACAGATTATACAGACTGGTTTTTATGAGTAGTTTAAGAACAATAATACGAAAGGCTGGCACGCTAATAGGTGTTAGACGACAGATAAACTTTATACAAGGTTCAAATGTCATATTAACAGTAACAGATGATGCAGTTAACGATAGGGTAAATGTAAAAAACGATACAAGTGGGGGTGGGGGTGGTGGTTCATCAAATGGTTACTTTCCGCAAGGATGGGGTTAAAAATTATAAACAACTAAAAATAAAATAAAAAATGAGTTCAATTTCAAATGTATTTGCAAACGAGTTAGCCCTTTTGCTTTTCAATAACACAGACATTGCCAATATAGGTGATGCTGCTGGGCTACAAAATTCAGCAACCGCTGGAAGTTTATATGTTTCATTACACACAGCAGACCCTGGAGATGCTGGAACAGCATCCACAAGTGAGGCCGCTTATGGTTCTTACGCTAGGGTAGCTGTTGCACGTAGTGGTGCAGGATGGACTATTTTATTAAGAAATGCAACAAACGCAGCAGACATTGTTTTTCCAACACGAAGCGATGTTGGTACAGAGGTATTAACTAACTGGGCTATTGTTAAAGAAACAAGTGGTGCAAGTATTATTTTATTCAAAGGCTCTTTAACAGATTCTTTGTCCGTAACATTAAATGTAGCACCTAGAATTACGGCTGGTGCATTAGACGTTAACTTTTAAAATTATAAATTATGGCAATTACAGGATTAGATTCAGCTTACGCAGCAGCAGCAGCAGGGCAAACAAATAAAGGATTATTTCAAAAAGTAAGCTCAAATGCGGCGGCATCAGTGGCTGGTCATTGGCATGAGTTTTTTACAGCAACAGGAATACCAACAGCAGGAACTTGGAGTGGTTCTGCTGGTGTAGCAACAGCTTTAACGGCAGCAAGTACTGGGGCTTTAAATATAGGGACACCCTCAGTTAGTCCAGACGTAAGGCAATTAACATCAATTAAAATTCAAAGCCCAACTGCTACATTAGTGCCTGCTACTTTTTATCTAGTTGATTACCTATTGTATTATCCAGCTTGTGTAGTTACTGGAACACCAACAACTTTTAACAACACGGTAACATTACCACGTTATACTACTGGGGAAGGGGTTATGGCAATCGTTGCTGTCCAAACAGCAAACGGTGCAACACAGCCAGCTTTAACTATTACTTATACTGACCAAGCAGGGAATACTGGAAATACGGGTGGAGTAATGACTTCACCAGCCGCATCTTCAGCCATTAGTAAATTGTATCTAAATAGTGGCTCACCATTTATGCCTTTAGCTGGAGCAGATACTGGAGTAAGAAAACTTGATTCTTATACTTTAGCGACTGGAACAACTGGAACTGTAGCAATGGTATTAGTTAAGGTGTTAGCTGAGATTGATATATACGCTATTAACACAGGCAACTTAAACGATTATTTTAGCGGTAATGATATACTACCAAAAATTGAAGACAATGCTTGTCTAGGTTTTATAGGGGTCGCTGGTGGTGCTATGATTGCAAGTGCAGTATTTAGCGGAACTGTTAATAATATTTGGGATTAATGGGTATACATGGTAGTATAATAAATAGTCAAAGAATTATCGGTGGTAATGGTTTTGGTAATAGTGGCAGTAGGCGGTTTAAGTTGAATCGCATATCACCATCTATTGCCATTCAAAGAGCAACTCTTAACGAAACATCAAGTACCCCAGATGGGTACAGGATGCCTAAAGCACCTTTAATTTACCCGCTTTCAAATGGGGGTGTGGCTGGTAGAATTTCAAATACATTCGATGTATCAGCCAATATAATTGGTGATGGGTACATTATTGGAGATGCAACAATAGTGTTTACTGTAAGCTCTAGTGGTGATTTACTAGCATCTATTAATGGGAATGCAACTGTAACATTCATTGTTCTTTGTGACATTCTAGGCTATGGTTATATGACTGGTAATGCTGATATTTCAGCTCAGCCAACAGCGGCTGATATTGCAGGTGAGTTTTTTGCGACTATGATAGATGGGACTTTTACAATGCGCGATGTTTTGAAGATTCTTGCTGCTGTTAATGCTGGTAAAACAACAATTACAGATTTAGGCGGTGGGTTAGCAACAGTAAACTTTAGAGATATAAGTGATACTAAAAATACGGTTGTAGCAGATATGACTAATAGTGAACGAACAGATGTAACATTAGATTTATAACCTGCATAAAGAACTTGAATATTCAAATCCACAAGCAGACATTGTAGAATCTACTGCCCAAAGGAATTTATTTCACTCGGGTATCGGTTCTGGTAAGTCTCACATAATGGGTGCTCTTAGCATAGAGTATTGTATAAATAATCCAGAAGTTAGAGGTTTTATAGGAGCTAATACCTATGGTCAATTGACAAAATCGACGCTTGATAGGGTTTTTAAAGTATGGGAAAATGATTTCGGACTTCGTAGAGGCATCCATTATGTAGTTGACCATATTCCACCAACTCATTATAAAATATATGGTCCAAAGTTAAAGACGTATGAAAATACAATATCTTTTAATAATGGTGCAATGATTTTTTTAGCTTCTTTAGATAATTATAAAGTTATCGACGGAACTGAGTTTGGATGGGCGATGTTAGATGAGACAAAAGATACAAAAGAAGAAGCTATTAAAGAAGTTATTGTTGCTCGTTTAAGACAAGTTGGTATGTACGTAAGTCCAAGTGGAGTTATTAGCAAAACAATGAAGGATGGATATTTAGGCTTTAACCCATTGTATATTTTTACAAGCCCTGCTAAATCAAAATGGTTAATGGAGTGGTTTGATTTAGATAAATATGTGCATGAAATAGAAAGTAGTATTTATTCAAAAACTGATTATTTCCGTAAAAGGATTGGTGATAAACTAGTAGTAATAAGCTCTACTTACCATAATGAGCATAATTTACCACCTGGTAAAATAGATTCACTTATTGAGGATTACTCTAAGAATCAGAACTTAATAAATATGCAGATTTATGGTAGTCCTTTCTCAAAGTCTGGTGGAGAGTTTTATCATGGATTTAGTAGAATGCAGCATGTTAAAAACTTTGAGCCATGGGACGATTTACCTGTTCATTTATCTTTTGACTTTAACTTAGTTCCTTACATAACATGTACTTGTTGGCAGATAAAAAGAGAAGATGATAAATACCAAGTAAGATGCTTCAGGGAGTTCTGTTTACCGAATCCAAATAACAACAGTGAGGCTTTAGCTAAAGAAATAAAAAATAAAATACCACACTTGCTTAAAAATGGATGCTTTATTTATGGTGATTACTCAGGAAAGACAAATAACACAGTATCTAACGAGGTAAGAAATAACTACGAGATGATTGAGAAGATACTTTATAAATTCTTAAATAATCAATCAAATAGAGTAATAAAGAATGCTCTTCATATTAAACGTAGGGACTTTATCAACAAATTGTTATCCAACGGATTCAATATACAAGTTGAAATTGAAGAAAGATGCAAAGAAACAGTAGCTGATTTCGAGTTTGTTAAGGAATCTCCAACAGGTGGCAAATTAAAAGAAAAGAAAAATGGAGCAGAAACACACGGACATACATCAGATACTGTAGACTATTTCTTCTGTTCTGCTTTCGACTATCTTTTTACATAATGTTACTAAAAGAATTGAAATTTATTATTATATTTACCAGTTATGAAAACACCATTATTAGAAGGTCAAAAAATATTTTTCAAAACAATTGATTTTTGTTTTAAACATCAAGACTATAAACGTGTTACCGAAATAGCTGAAGATTTCACTATTTACGCAACGGGAATAGGGGTAGGCCAGAAATTAATTCAATTTAATCCGCGCGAGAATGAAGAGCAATTTGCTCAACGTTTAAGGATCACAAAGCCGACTACTCAGGATATGTTTAACTCCTGCTTAGGCCCAATTAATAAAGTTGGTAAAACACCGGCAAAAGAATCAATTGAATTTGAGAGTAAAGAGGCTAAAGAAACTCAAGGTAAAGAATTAGCAGAAGCGGCATCGAGATTCTATGGTAAAAAATCAGTTAAATCTTATTTAGTTGAAAGGTTACCACAAATGGACTCTACTGATCCTAATGGGTTTATTGTTATTGAGTTCTATAACACCAGCAATGAGGTAGGAGTTTACAAGTATCAAGGTTATCCATTTGAGGTTAACTCGAAAGAGGCTATAAATTACTACTATAAAAATAATACGCTGCAATGGCTAATAGTTGAGAATGATTTGATCATGAAGACTAAAGACGCTACTGCTCATGGAAATAAATACACTATCTATTTAAGCGATCATTCAATTGTAGCAACTCAAATTCATAAAGAATTGGTTGAGGATTTTAAAGCGCAAAATGAATATATCGCTGTTAAGCATGATTCATATAATAACATTGATGAATTAACACCGGGTAAAAAATACTTATTCTCAACTAACGACAAAAAAGAGCGTTATTTCATTGTTGAGATAATGGAGCATAAAATCGGATTTGTTCCGGCTAATAGAGTTGGATCAGTTTCAGATATTGCAACACGTAACAGAACTCGCGTTCCGTTAATCATGCCTGCTCAGCCTTATTTTGAGAAAGCAATAAAAGCTGTTAGTGAGTTTGACTTATCAACGTGTTTACACTTGTTCCCTCAAAAGATTCAATACACTGACGCTTGTGATGGATATAAAGAAGGAGATTCGTTATACCCTTGTCATAATGGTAGAACATCAGAAGGAGGTATTTGTAAAACATGTAACGGCTCTGGATTAAAAGTCCATAAGTCATCTATGGATTTAATACAAATAAGAATGCCTAAAACACCAGAAGAGATGGTGAATTTAGAGAACATACTTGTTTATAAATATCCACCAATTGATTTGTTGAAATTTCAAGAAGATTTAGCACTACATAAATATCGTTACATGGCTAATAAAGCTGTTTATAATAGTGAAGTATTTGCTAAAGAGGGTACTAACACTGCTACTGAGAAAATGGTAGACTTAGAATCCGTATATGACACGTTATCGCCTTATGCTGAAAATTGGTCTGAGATGTATGTATTTATAATGGAAGCATTAGCGAAATTATTAGATATTGATGTTAAAGTTTATCACTCGTTTCCAAAGGACTTTAAAATGGTTACGTATCAGCAGCTTTTAGAACAATATAAAATAGCTAATGAGAATAATGCTCCTGCTTATATTAAAAAAGCATTAACTCGTGACCTTTCTAATAAATTATATGTAGACCAACCAGAGGAACTTCATAAAATAGCAGTTAAAGAAAAGTTTTATCCATTCGCTGGTAAATCAGAGCAAGAAATAATGTTGATTATTGCTAATGATATGACTACAGACGAAAACAAGGTTTTACACACTCATTTCGACTACATATTTAACGAATTGGAATTTGAACAAAGACAAAATGATATTAACTTTTATTTAATCGATGAGGTTAAACAGAAAGCGCTAATAGAAGAAAAAGTTAAAGCATTAATACAAGAAATTGGAACACCAGTACCTGTTAAACTTGAAACAGTGCCTCTTAACGATACAACAGCATCTCAGCAAACTAATTAATGCCAACTCAAAAAGAATTATCATCGTTACGTGAGGCTTATATGCTTAGACGTGAGGAAGCTTTAATAAATAAAGTTAACTCACTTTCTATAAAGTTATACGATAAAATATTCGAACAGTATTTATTTCAATTGGAAACATCTAATGGTGGTATTGTTTATAACCAAAGAAATATATCAATGGTTCAAGGTTTGGACCGCGTTTATTCTAACTTTAATACACTTGATAATATCCCGTTAATATCTTCTACATTAAAAGATTACGAAGGGTTAACACCTTTAAATGAAAATTATTTTAATAACATAGCTAAAAGAGAACTAAGAGCAGAAACACAAGTTATAAAAGCTGTAGTTCAAAAGAAATTAGGCTTGAATGGAGGCATTCCTGTAAAAGGAGGATTCACTGATAAATTTATTAATGATAAAACTTTATTAAAGACGATAAAGAAGCAAACAACTCAAGCTATAACTAAAGGAGAATCATTTACTGTATTTAGAGATAAATTAAAAACAACTATACAAGGAGTTAGTGATGTAAAAGGCTCTGGTGGCTTACAGCAATACTATCGTAATTATGCTTATGATACATATCAAAAAGTAGATAGATTGAACCAGGACTTATTCGCTAAAGAACTAGGGTTGAGATATTTCATTTGGGCTGGTGGATTAGTAGGCAATAGTAGACCATTATGCGTTTTATGTAATGGTAAAGTTATAGACAAGACAACATATTCAAAACTTAAATATAGTGATTTAAAGTTAAGTTTAAGGGATGGTTTAAACTCTGATTGGAACCCGATGAATGACCTTGGGCAATTTGGTTGTAGACATACAAAAAATTACATATCAGATGCTGTTGCTAGGCAATTGCAAAGCAGATGGCTTAACACAAAAGTTTTAGTCGGATGATTTCTCAGTAGGTTTAGGTAACGATTTAATATAGTCATCTATCGCTTTAGCAACTACTTCTGGCTTACCTTCAGCTTGTACAACTAATTCACTTGAAAATATAACTTCTGTATAATATTTTTTATTTACAGAATCCTTTGGTTTAAAACATCTTGGATTTAATTGTAATATTATATCATTTTCATAATCGTAAAATCCCCATTCAGACTCATATTGGTCCCCATCTTTTAAATGCATTGACATACGTTGAGTCTCGCTTAACTCCTCACCTACCAAATCGGCTGTTATAGGAAAAATTATTTTAAGTTTAAGTTTGTTTAGCATTTAATAAACCTTTCCTTTAATAATCTTTAAATTATGTAAGTTATAATCTCCTGTTTTTATATTGTGTTCTACATAGCTAAAACCCTGATTCCATTTATTTACCCTAGCAAACATTGGGTACATGCCACATAAACAACCCTGTGAGGTTGTTACTATAACATTACCATTTAGAGTTGGTTCAGTATGTTGTGAGCTACGATGACAATGACCTATTAATACGTTATCAATTGTCTTTAAAAATGTAGCTCTTGCCGGATTAACACCACCACCGCCTTGTAACTCGTGACCATGAAGAACGGTTAATTTACCAATCTTAACTGGTAGTTTATCTTGAACAATATCAATTTTTAATTCACCTAATTTAAGACGCGATTGTAGTTTAAATTCAGGGTCATCAAATATCTCTGGAGCTTTTAAGAATAACCATTTTTCCCAACGCTCATCATGGTTGCCTTCTTTAAATACTATTTTAGCACTTGGGAAATGTTTACGTAACTCATTTAAGAATGCCCTCACAGCTTCAAATTCATCTGCTACACTTCTATGCCTCCAATCCTTTTCATGTCGGCTAATTGTTGCAAAATCAATTAAATCACCGTTTATTAATATACAATTTACCTTTTGTTGTTTACCGTAATTAATAGCAGCCCTAATAGCTTGGTTATCTTGATAAGGAAAATGTAAATCGGATAGTATTAATACCCTAGATTGTGAAATAATGTAAGGGTTATAATGCTCAGCATGAGACTCTGGTAAAGAAAATTGAATTTTTTGATTAAGAAACTCATCGTTAGAAATTTTTTTTCTATCTTCTTTACCAGATTTACCTCTATGATAACGTATGTTATTTCTACATTGTTCTAAATCATTAAAATATAACTTATTTTCATTATAAACCTTTCTTGCTAAAGTAAGGCTTGGTAAAGTTGGGAACTTTCTTAGATATTTTTTTATAATATCTGAACCATCTGATTTATATGCCATATTTACAAATATATCTATAAAATGTTAATAAATAAAATACATTATGTTTAGTAATTGTTATATATTTGTAATCCTTATAATAGTTTAAAAACCTACCACGGAATTTTAGACGACCAGAGATAAAGCCACCTTAACCGGTGGCTTCTTTGTTAATAACTTTTTAATAACTAAGCCTTATAAAAAACGTAGAATTTAACATTATGTACTTTTACATCTATGCAAACAACAATCATAGCGACAAAAACAATCAATGGCAGAGCTGTTGAGCGTAAATTTAATTCTTACAGTTGGAGTTTATTAGGTAATAACAAAGAAGGTTGGGTTGAAAAAACTAACCAAACAGTGATTGCTTCTATTCCATTACCGCCTAAAGGAGAGACAAAGACGATTAAAGTAGAACCGTCAATTAATGTTCCGGAAATAACTGTTCAAGAAGTTGACCAAATTACTAAAAACGAATTTATGACTTTAGCTAGTAAAATAGGTAAAGGTAACATAAAAGATTACTTCGATAAGAATAGTATTGTTTATTCAAATACAGCAAACATAATTGAGATTAGAACTCAATTAGCTACTGTTTTGAATTATAATATTGATAAACTAAACGAAGCATTTAAATAATGATAGTTAGAAATAGGTCAACAAAAAAGAATCACGAGTTATTAAGAGCTAACTGGGACAAGATGTCAGATAAAAACAAGTCTTTATTTGATATTATAGAACCAAATGATTCTAATATAGAAATTAAAGTCGTTGGCGACTTAAAGCCAAATGGAAAAACACACAATACAAACAAACCAAAAACAGATAAAACATGAATTTAAAAGAAAAATTAGCCCCAGCCTTTAAAAAAATGGGTATGGTGGATGAACAAGTTGCCTCGCTTTTTAATGAGGATGGAACAGAATTATCCGAAACAGCTCCTGATTTACTATTAAAGCACGATGCTACTCGAGTGCAAAAAATGAAAGAAGATGGAACAAAGTTATTTAACGATGGCCATAAAAAAGGTCTTTCAGAAGGTGCTTCAAAAATAGAAAAAGAAATTGCTGAAAAATACGGTGTAAAGTCTGATAAATTAGGCATAGAGCTAATCGATGAAGTTATAGCTTCAAAATCAACTTCTGGAACTGAAATTGATGAGGAAAAAATTAAATTACACCCTGCTTTTGTAAAAGTTGTGGATGATTTAAATAAACAACTCAAAAATAAAGACAAAGAATGGGATGAGAAGTTTAAACAAAGAGATTTAGCATTAGCCAAAGAAAACCTGTTTAAAGAAGTTGTAAGCAAGGCAAAATCAACCGTTTTAGGTTTAAAACCAATTCTACCAAAAGATGCGGCTAAAGCTGAAAAACAAATGGAGCTACTTGTTGCTGAATTATCAAAGCTTGGTTTCAACAAAACAGAAGATGGTAAAGATTTCATTCTTGAAAAAGAAGGAAAACCAGTTGAAGACGCACATGGAAATAGAATTAATTTCGAAAGCTATGTTAAATCAACAGCTGAAACTATCTGGGATTTTGAACAAGGTCAGCAAAGGTCTAGCGCCGGAAATAACAATGACGGTAATGGAACCCAAGACGGAGCAACTAAATGGGCAGGTAAAGTACCAGCTAATCAAGAAGAGTATATCGCAGCTGTAACAAGCGCTAAAAACGCTGAAGAACGCTTAGCTATAGCAGACGCTTTTGAGGCTAGTAAAAAGAATTAATTTACCAATCCTTAAACCTGGCGAGGATAAACGCAAATTATTATGGCAACAACATCAGTAACTGCAGGAACTTTTACCTGCGCAGAATTAGTAAATGTTCAAATTGCAATGGACCGCATTTGGGCTTCTCAAACTCTCCAAAATAACGATTTTCAGTCAGATGTTGAATCTGTAAATGTAATCAAAGCACGTCAAACTGCTAGATTAGCTGAACTCGAGGACCCTAGTAAAGATAGAACTGTAAAAATTCATTGGGTTACAGATTGTAATGAGTCTTTGGCAGATTGCTCAAATGACTGTACAGTTGGTGGTCCTGAATTAGAAGCTCGTTGTAAAGAATACGCATTAGACTTGTGTAAAACAAGTGGTTTTACTGTTCGTGAAAAATCATTCAGAGCTTTAGCTGTTAGTCGTGAAGAAACAATTGCTAAAGGCATGTTAAAAAGAATGAAAGAATTAGACAACTATTTAGCTCAAACTTTAATTGCAAAATTAAATACTTTTGCTGGAGTTAATCAATTCGAAGGAATTGGTGATGTTGAAAACTCAGGAGTTACTTATATTGCACCTTCTTATTGGACAGCTGATTTAGTTGGTTATTTTGCTCAAGTAGCTAAAATGAACAAGTTGGGTTCTGTAATCATGCTTCATGGTAATAACTTATGGAACACTAATTGGTCTGCAATGTTTAACTCATTGAATCAAAACCAAAAAGACCAAATGTCTAAAATGGGAAGCATTCAACAATTCTGGGATCCTTTCAATGTAGATACAGTTAATAGTCCAGATAAGGTTTCTTACATGATTAGCAACGGTTCAGTTGCGATTGTAACGAAAGCTTATAACTCAACTACACCTACTACTTATTTAGACCATATCCGCTGGTCAGTTGAATCTAAGAATTTACCAGGCGTATATTATGATGTAGTTTATAAAAATCGTTGTACAAGCAATGAGATTTATCACGATTACTCATTGTATATTAACGCAGGTATCTTTAACAATCCTTACGGATGTGATGAAGATATTACTGGAGTATTGAAATTTATCTGCGGTACTAACGCCGGTTCATAGCGCTGAGCAATCAGCAACAAACCTGTAAGTTTGTTCGTTTGTGTAAAAGCCCTTAGAAATAAGGGCTTTTTTTATACATAATGTTATACATTTTAATATAATTTTTTATTATATTTGCTTTTTATAAAACACTTTAAATGGCTGCATCCCTTGATTGTCTCGAAAATATTATAGGATTATCTGAAACTACTTGCGAATGTTTAATTGATGGTACAGAACCAACTAACTATAATACATCTGAATCAGGATTGTTTTTAGATAGACTTGATGGATTCAACATAAACGTAGCTAATGGAGCAGACGATTGTGCTCAAGGTGGTATCTGGGACAGAATGAATAAAGCTGTTGCTGACGCTAAAATAGAATTTAGAACAGCTTTGCTTGGGTTAATAAATCAAAAATTCCAACCAAGAGAGAAAGCTTACACTGGTCAATTAGGTTCACCTGGTTATAAATTAAATTTATCCATTAGTCATCTATATGCTGGTGTAAAAATAATGCCGCTACAGTTAAGAGGTGGTGTTATCACGTTAAAAAGAATAGGTATACTGATAAATAACAGCCAAAACGTTACTGTTAAGGTTTACTCGAATGAAAACGATGCTACTTTAATTAATTCTTATACAACGTCTGCTCCAGTTACAGCTAATACATTAACTTGGTTAGCTTTATCAACTCCTTTAGAATTACCAATGTCAAGTTCTGAAAGACAGATTAGCTATTGGGTAGTTTTAGAGATTAATGGTTTTCAACCAAAGAATAATAAAAAAGACTGTGGATGTGGTGGTGTAAAAAGAGAATGGAACAAATGGATTTCATTTCAAGGTGCTTTAGGTAACGATGTTACAGATATGAGCACTTTTACATCAAACGATTACATGAACGGATTGGTGTTAGACGTAGATATTAAATGCGAGTCATCGTTACTAATATGCGGAGAAGGTAAATTATTGGATTTTACAAATGATTCTTTTAGTCAGTATATGGCAGAGGCTATTAGATTTAAGGCTGGAGAAAAATTATACAGACAATTATTAAGTACTGACCAAATAAATAGAATCACGATGATGAATCGTGATGAAATTTTAACAGTAGCTAATTCTTGGGGTCAAAATTATATAAAAGTAATGGACTACTTAGCTCAAATAATTGATACTAAAGAGAATGATTGTTTAAAGTGCCGTAGAGTAACCAATTTAATTAGTGGAAGCATATTAACGTAATGGATATAAACCAATTTAATAGTAGTGTGAATAATTTTCTTAGCGCCGTTAGAAACAATGGCCCAGAGATTAATGCTACTATAACTCAATCTGGTTTATCATTAATACATGATAGAATATTAAATGAAGGTATTAAAGGAGAAAAATATTCAACTAATACTTTACCTTATTTTTATTTTATTGGTAAATCTATAAGCGATGATGGTGAGGCAAAAGCTAAATCAAAAAATAAAGCAAATAAGTATAAAGGCATTTCATACACTGATTTTAGAGAAGCTAATAACTTACAAACTAATCACGTTGACTTAAGATTTAGCGGTGATATGTGGAGAGATATGGCTGTTTTAGAAACAAAAACAATTGGTAGTAAAATAATTACTGAAGCTGGTTCAAAAAACTCAATAACATATAAAGACGGTCAAACAACTGGTAAAATAGTTGAGTACTTATCTGACAGATATGGAGATTTTCTAACACCTACTAAAGAAGAAGAAAATATACTTGATAACTCTTTAGATGAAGAATTGCAAAATTTAATTAATCAGTTTTTTATATGATTGAATACGAATTAGGAATATTAATAGCGATACTTAGTTACGTTTATACTAATTTATTGACAGAGCCAAATATGGTATTTAATAAATTATATATTTGGTGTGATAGTTGGATGCCTAGATGGTTATTTTATCCTTTTATACATTGTGAAAAATGTAACGCTGGCCAAATATCATTATTTACTTATATTTATAATTATTGGATTGGATTTTATTTTTATCCTATTGAAACAATTGGTACTATGTTTTTATTTATAGCATTTACTATTTTTACAACTTACACAATCAAACAAATATGGCAAAGGATTTAGATTTATTTACAGTAAAATCTTTCATAGCTAATGGTCATAAGTATCATGTTAGCAAAAAAATATCAATAACAAGGTGGAAAGAATATGAAAAACTAGAACCAAGATTAACGTATGGTATAGGTTTTGATGACCTTTTTAAAAATATTAAAAAAGCCTATGAAGCATTAAATAGTAAAGAAGGAAAAATTGCTGATGCTGCTGTAATCCTTCATAATATAATGTCTGGAATAAAAAGTATTGAAGACGAAAAAAGAGAACATCCATCACTATTAATGTGTGCTTTAGTTATTAATAGAGAAGGAGAAGATACAGGAAAATTTGACGCAGACCTCCAATTGGAAAAAATAGAAGATTGGAGAAAGGAGGGATATGATGCATTGCCTTTTTTTACTTTTGCCCTGTGTTCTATTCAGGGATTCAGGGAGACATACGTAGAGCATATAACAAAGGAACTAGGAAAAAACCAGACAAAAAAACAAGTCCAAAATACTTTTTAAAGCACGATATAGATGTCGAAGAGTATTGGAATAATATATTATATAGTTTAACAGAAGATGACTTAAAATTCAAAGTAAGTGAAATAAGAGAATTAGAGAGAATGGATATAGTTGAATTTTTCTCTTATTATTCAATATTTGAAAAGCAATTAGAAAAAAGAATAGAAAATAATAAACCAAAATGAGCAGTATAAAATTAGTAGTCGAAAGTGATTTAGGAGAAGTTGATAACGCTTTTTTAAAATCCCACAAAGTCATTAACGATACTAATGACGAGGTTCAAAAGTTTGGTAAAACAACAAAGGTTTCTGCTGATATTGCAACTAAAGAAATGAAGAAGTTTGAGGCAGCTACTGTTGCTGGGACTAGAGATGTTAGAGACTTAAATAAAGCAGCGGAAAGTCTTGGTAGAACAGGAGCAAAAGGTGTTCAGAATCTAACTGTAGAAACAAAAAAATACAATTCAGAGGTTAAAAAAGCAACCAATGAAACTAAAACTTTTAATGATAAAGCTAGTTCAATAGGGACTACATTAGCTGCTTCTTTTTCAGTGGCAGCTGTAGGTGGTTTTATAAGTAAAGTAGTAGAAACAAGAGCAGAGTTTCAAAAGTTTGAAGCAGTGCTAACTAACACACTTGGTTCAAAGTCATTAGCTCAAAATGCTTTAATGATGATTCAAGATGTTGCTAGCAAAACACCTTTTAGTGTTCAAGAATTAACAGCTAGTTTTGTAAAATTAGCTAATCAAGGATTTGAACCTACAGCAGCTGAGATAACAAAGCTTGGTGACTTAGCAGCTAGTCAAGGTAAATCATTTGACCAATTAACTGAAGGTATTATTGATGCTCAAACAGGAGAATTTGAAAGGTTAAAAGAATTTGGTATTAAAGCTAAAAAAGAAGGTGATAACGTTAAATTTACATTTAAAGGAGTAGAAACTCAAGTAAAGAATAATGGTAAAGCTATAAATGATTATATATTATCTTTAGGAGAATTAGAAGGAGTTAGTGGAGGTATGGCCGCTATAAGCGATACATTGGGAGGTAAAATATCTAACCTAGGAGATAACTTTGATGCTTTTTTTAATAACCTTGGTGAATCAAGTGAAGGTGTTTTTAGCGGTATACTAGATTCGTTTAATGAGTTTTTAGGAAAAGCAAACGATGCTCAAAAAATATTAAATCAATTAAGTAGGAATTTAAAGGGCACTGTTGGTGAATTAGACTTTTTTGATAAACTAAGTGGTGCAGAAGCTGCTTTGTTACCTTTACAGCAAGCTTTAAACAACGTTGTAGCTTTTGGTCAACAGGCTAAGACAACTAAAGATTTTGTACCATTATATAATAAATTACAGCAAGCTTTAAAAGATGTCAATAAACAATACCAAATGGGTGTTATTGACATAGAACAATTTAATCGTCAAAATTTATTAATAGGTAATGCTGTAAAATCACTAAGTGACCAAAAAAACGCTTTAGCAGCAAAAGACGCAAAAGCAGAAGATGCTTTAAAAGCTGAAGCAAATAAAAAAGCTAATGAGGAGTACAAAAAGAATAAAGAGAAATTAAAAAAACAAAAAGAAGATTCTAGGAAAGACACTTTAAAATCATTTGACCGTTCTTTAGACGATTTTGATAAGCAATTAGAAGACGAGGATAAAAAAATTGAAGACAGAAACGATAAGCGTAAAAAATCAAATGAAGCTCAACTAAAAGCAGAAGAGGAATTTAATAAAAAAGAATTAGACGAGGCTAAGAGAATAAATGACGAAAAAAATAGGTTATCAGACGAGGCTTTAAAACGAAGAGAACTTGAAAAACAACTTCTTTACGAGTCATTAGATAAATTAGGTGATAATATATTAAATCTATTAAGCCAACAAGCCAATAGAGTATTAGAGGCAAACCAAAAAGAAATTGATTCAAGTAAAGAAAAGCAATCTGAGTATGAAAAAGAAAAATCTGCTTTAGAAGGTAAACTTGGTAATGAGCAAAAATTAAAAGACGAAGGTTTTGCTAATGATACTAACAGAATAAATTTACAGATTGCTCAAAAGGATGCAGAAATAGCAGCTGAGAAAAAAAGAGAGGCTGAATTAATAGAAGAACGTAAAAGAGCTAGTAAAATTAAACTAGCTATTGACGCAGCGACTCAAACAAGTAATATCATTACAGCTGGCTCTACATTATTTGCTGAAGGAGCTTTCAAAGGTCCAGCTGGTATTATAGCTGCATCAGCTACGATAATAGGTATGTTAGCTGCTTTCTTTTCTTTAAAACAACAGATTAAGGCACAGCAAGAAGGATTTGCTGAAGGTGGTTACACTGGAGATGGTGGAAAATATCAAGAAGCTGGAGTTGTTCATAGAGGTGAGTATGTAATAACTAAAGAGAAAACTGCGAAAAACAGGTCTTTATTAGAAGGTTTACATACAGATAACCCAGCGTTAATACAAAAAGGTATTTTTGATTTATTGAAAAATACAGGTGTTTCTTTACCAGACAGTAATAATATATCTAATAAGAGAGAATTATTAAATGGTTACATGTCAACAAATGCTGCTAACAACGCTTTAAATCTTTCAAAAGTTGAAAAGGAATTATCAGAAATAAAAGCTAAATTTGATGAAGTAATTAAAAATCAAGGCAAAGAGATATACACAAAACCAAATGGTGATGTAGTTAAAAAATTAGGTTCTCATACAGTCATTATAAAAAAATAATGGAAAGCAAATTTAGATATGAAATAGTTGTAACTTCTCAATCGAGTACTTATAATACTCCTATATCTATTTTTAATTTAACATACGTAAACAACCCGTCTTTTCAAATATCTGAACAAAGAGAAAAGGGTAAAATGTATTTCGTTAAAAAGATTAAAAATAAGTTAATAGTAACTGATTCAGATTATACTATTTTTAGAAATTATATAGGACTTTGTTATAAGTTTTGGATTAATATATATAAAAAATGTACTGATGGTGAGGTTTTAATAACAAGGGCTTTTTTTAGTGAAAAAAACATGGAGTTCGACCTTGACAAATGCAACGTTGAAATAGAACTACAAGATAAAAGCCCATATCAATGTTTTAAAGATAAAAAGAGCGATAAATTCGATGTTTTCGGTGGCGCTCAAACAGATAACGTTTTTTTATATTTAAGTCCTACTAAATTTAGAACTGCGGATTGGGGTCAAACAGTTTTGTATGTTTGTAGTCAAATGTCTTGTTGTGATGAGTATGGGTGTTATTACAATTTGACTTCTGATTTTTTTAATTGGATTGATGATGGATTTGGAGGCACTACATTTCCAGATGACCAAGCAATGACTAATTATGTTAATGTAGCTCAACCTAATTATTACTTAAGATTAGCGGCTAAATCCGATATTAAAAACCCAACAGCTACAAATCCAGCTACTAAGTTAATGTTATCTTTTGATGACATAGAAAGAGTACATCAAGAACTTTTTAATGTTTATTGGGTTTTAGAGGATACTAGAATAAGATGGGAACATTATTCATGGTTTACTAAAACTATGAATTACAATTCGATGACAGCTACTAATTTTCCATTAAACAAATTAAGAAATAAGATTAAATTCAATACTGATGAGTTACCAGAAAGCGAAAGTTTTGAATTCATGGAAGCTAATGGTGTTGATTTTGTTGGAATGCCAATAGAATATAATCCAGACTGTGCTAATGGTAAAAAACTTGACAGAGGTTATGGCGGAGTAACTACAGATACAGATTATATATTAAATAACTCTGCGTCAATAGCTAACGAGGGATTCGTTTTAATAGATTGTTATAAGGTTAATCCAACTCCTGAATGGTTTGTGTATTCAGCTATTGGTAAATTAAGCCTTGGTTCAAAAAAGAATGCTCGTTTGAGTTGGGCGAATCTTCATTACGATTTACATAGACACGGTAGACCGTTTATAACAGGCACTATGAATGGTAACCCAGAGACTTTTTTAAGCAAAGAACCAGATGTAATACAAGAGAATATAATCACAGAAATATGTTGCAATGATGAGTTCGAGAAATGGGATTCAAGTGTAAGAACTGAAATTGGCGATGGGATTATTGATGATGCAGAGATAGATTATACAAAAGAAATTATTAAATTTAAATTAAGACATTCAAACATACCAGCTAATTTATGACAATATCAGATAAAATATTACCTATTAGATTTTATGATGATTTATTTGACCAAAATAGATTCAATAAAACATGCCATGACACTTGCCAATTCGATTTGGTATACCCAGCGTCTAAATTACCTCATTTTCAATTAAAAAGAGACTCAATTTTTGCTTTACCTAGCAAGATGTTTTTAAGAAATGTTTGTAATGATATAGATAATAATTATTATAAAGAAATACCAGAAGGCGCTGATAGTTTTTGCAATGTAGACCTAGTAAAATCATTTTATGAATTTAAAACAGGAACTGATGTTAAAACATTGCCTTTTTCAGTTCCTTTAGAAACAACTATACCTTTAGCTAATTATTTAGTTGATTTATTTGATGCTGATTGTTGTAAGTTTAAAATGATAACGGCTAATATACCAAATAACGTTACTCTAAGCTATATATCATTAAATTTACCAGCTATTATAATACCAATATCTAGTTCTACTGACAGGTATCATTTTAAAATAATAGTTGATAAATTAGTTGGTTCATCTACGATAAAAGTATATAATGGCTCTGTGCCAATAGATGTTATTTCATCACCAGGGACTTACGATTACACTTTTACAAGTCAAGCTAATAATATAACATTGTATTTCGATACAATTGCATACGGTGATTATTTAGAAATTAGCTATTTGCAAGCTACTAAGTTAATGTTCAATACAGTGTTAACAAACGATGTAGAATTAGATGAGGGTGATATTAACGTTGTAAATTTAAAAAATGGAAAAGATATTTTAGTTTATTGCGCTCAAACATCATTTACTACAAACATAAATACTGGATATTATTATTATGTAATTAAGTCAGGTTCTAATTTTTACTTTAGTGAGGTTTTTAAGATAGTTTCATTAAAAGAGATTGGTAACCTATATAAATTAAAATGGAATCACGATTGTGATTTTAATAGTTCTGTATTATATTCTTCTGATACAATACCCTGTACTTTTGAAAATGTGCTTTATTTAGATGCTGGATTAATAAAACCAGAATATGATACATTAGAAGAAAGCGAAGAGAATGGTCAGGGAGATTTAAACCCAAGATTTAAAAGATGGCAAAAAAATATCACTTTTGAAATAGGTAAAAGCCCTCAATTTTTAACAGATGCTCTTAGTGCTGTGTTTTTACATAAAAATACAAACTTATTAGAGCCATTGAATTATCATCAAGATGTTCAGAGTAATTTATCAGATGTTCTTAAAATAACAAATGATATTACAGATATTTTAAATGAGTGCTATCAAACAGTTAAATTAAAATTATTATTAGAGGATAAAATAACAGATGCTGCTTGTTGTAATTTAGCAGAGGTTATAGATTGTACACCTTGTGATTTTACAGCTGCTGATTCAGAAGAAACATGCACGGAGTATTGGATGGAAGTAGCTGACGGTAATGGTATATGGTGGAGCGAAGGATGTACGACAGTACCTCGTTATAGTTATACTTTAAAAGATTGTAATGGCAATACTATAAATCCTAAAGAAACAGATATTATATGCTTTAACGGTAAGTATATTAGTCTATGTTGGTATAGTGGGCCTAATTGTGCAGGAACTGTAGTTGTTCAATTTTATTATCCATGTGTTATAGCGCCTGAAATAGCAACCGCGGTATTTGCGTTTATAGGTTTCTATATAACTGGTACACTTTTACCTAATACTTGGGGTAAAGCTTATTTTCAAATAAATTGCACTGGACCTTGGATTGAAGCAGATACGTTTTCTGTTGGTGATGACGGTACATTTACGTTCTTATATACACTAGCTATGCTTAGTGATTACTTACCGTTTGATTGTATTTGCTTCAAGGTTCAAAACGTTACTTTAAATTGTGATTTCGGATATACTAATACTAAAACGGTTGGTTCTTGCCCACCATAAAAAAATAAAACATGTCAATAATAAAAGTAAATAAAGTAGAGACAACAAGCGTTGCTGGTGGAGTTATGCCGCCATTAGAAACTTACGGTTTTGTAATATCTGTTCATTCAGAAACTGATGAATTTAATTTCGTTGGTAATATAGATTTAGATACTTCTTTGCTTAGTGAAAGCGACGCAACTATTGTTTCTGATTTTATAGCTTTAGTTAAAGCTCAATTAGCTGCTTCTTAAAAAAGTAACATTATGTATATATATACATGATTATAATAGGCTTAAATTTGCTTTATAATTTAAAACAAATAATATGCCTACAGCTTGTCAAGAAATAGTTTGCTCAGCAGATTGCGAACAAGAATTACCAGATATTGCGTTTAACGATTGCGAACCAGATATTGCGTTTGGTCAGATTAAATACGCTAATTTAACTAACGTTGGAAATCCTTTAACTGACGAAACAGACCCATCTGAATGGGAGGCTCGTTTAGCTGCTACTGGTCCAACTAAGATTTTACAATTGTTAGGAATTGGTGATAAACCAGCAGAAGAATCAACTGAAGTTGAGATTAGCGGTGGTCGTACTGTAACAGGTAACGATAAATACACTGTTAATTTTAAATTAGATGAGGTTTCTGATTTAGCTTACGAGTTATATCGTAAATTCAAGTGTGGTAAAATTGTTTTAGCTTGGTTCGTTACTTTTAACGGAAAATTATATGGTGGTAATAAAGGTATTAGAGTTTCTGTAAAAGCAGCTCATATTATACCTGAAAGCGCATCAGAGGTTGAATATATCCAATTTACATTTACTTGGAAATCTGCAACACCTCCTTGCCGCACTGATTATCCTTTAACTGATACTGGCTCATAAAAACTATAAAAGATGAATTGTACAAATAATCATATTTCAACTGCAGACCGTTTAAATGGTATGCTTCGTCAAAGCGGTGAATTAGTTGGTTTGCCAGTAACAGTTGTTACTACACACGCGTCAAAAGTTCCATGTAGTCATAATCACTTAACTTTTGAGCAACTATTGTTATTGTGTATAGGGACTGACGGTTGCGGTAAGCCAGCATTTAGAATTAAATATATTGATTCTTGCACATTAGCATTAACTTGCTCTAAGCCTAAATCATTAATAGATTCCTTTGCTTACGATGCTACTTTAAAAACTTTTGCATTAGTATTAAATAAAACAGCTTAATTATGTCTTTAGGTAAATGCGCTAATGAGATTCAAGATTGCGATTTAAGTCAATTGACTTTTGAACAATTGTTTCGTAAACTTTTAAGACTTGATGGTAATTGTTTATCGTTAAATATAGGCGCAGGCTCTATAAGCGGTGAATTCACACCATCAAGTACCCAAAGAACAGTAACAAGAACGGTTGATTCAACTATACATAGCTCGTCTATTGTTGCTGGAGCTCGTTCAGTCTCAATTGAAACATCTGGCGACTTTACTGGTACTATATTAGGCGCAAGTGCTTCTGCTGATAGGGTTTATGATTTTGCTGCACAACAAAATGATGATACTTTAGGAGCAATAAGTTACCAAATTACAGCTGGTTCAATAATTATAACAAAAATAGTTTAAATTTTATGAAAAAAATGTTATTATTGCTAATATTAATTAGCTCAAATATTCTTTATTCTCAAACTGGGTCAACTCCATTGAATTTATGGAAAACAAATGGAAACGCGATTAGTAATAACACTAGTTTTTTGGGTACGACTACAAATAGAAGTTTGCATTTTAGAACAAATACAAGTAGCACACTAACAGAACAAGATTTTAAGATTGATTCCCTTGGTTATGTAACAATAAAATGTGATACTAACAGTTTTAATACGCCGTTAACCATTTATGGTTCTTACCAAAATAATCCATACATGGATTTAAGTGGTATTAATATTGGAGCGTATAGAATAATTAACCGTACAACCGGAAAGACTTGGTATTCACAGAACCAAACTTTTGGTGGTGGTAATTTAGGTTTGGATGGTTTTGGGATTGGTTTATCTTCAAATCCGGATTCATCTTTTTTGGGATTAACTAAAAGAGGAGCTTTTTCAATTCAAACATATAATTCAAATACGTTAGGCATTAGGATGACCATCGATACCTCTGGTGTAATTACGTATTCATCACGTGTACAGCAAAACGGAATAGGCACAGGTAATACAGTTTTTGGAACAACATCACAAACCACCGCAATAACAAACGGTTCAAATACCGTAATGGGATGGAATGCTAGTAAAAGTAATTCTACAGGTGTTGTAAACGCAATATTTGGATGCGCTGCTGCTTCATCTGCATCATTTAATGCTGGTTCAAATTCTTTATTCGGTTACAATACTGGAAGAGATTTAACGAGTGGTGGAAATAATACATATATCGGAGAAAGTGCTGGACGTGGAAACTTAAGAGGCTCAGGAAATGTGGCAATAGGAAAAGCGGCTTTATTAAACGATACTTTAGGAAGTGGAAATATCGCAATAGGATTAAATGCGGGCCGTTATGGTGTCAGCTTTTATAATAGGCTTTTCATAAATGGTATAGATAGGTCAAATGCTGGTGCGGATAGTACTAGTTCAATTATTTATGGTTATCAACACTCAACTGTAACCAGTCAAAAATTAGTTTTTAATTCTAGAGTATTAATTAATGGTAGAAACGAAACACAGCAAGGTGCTTCTGTTGCAAGTGTTGCAGGAGCAATAGCTTTAGGCAACGACGGTAATGTTTTTGAAATTACTGGAACAAATGCAATTACCAGAATAACAAGTACAAACTGGCAGAATGGAAGTGAAATAACACTACTATTCACTTCAACAGCTTCATTAACTGATGGAACCGCTAATAGTGGCTCAGATATTGGTTTTGAATTAGCTGGAAACACAAATTTCAACGCAACTGCGGATGATGCAGTAACAGTTGTTTTATGTACTGTTGGTGGCGTTCAACGTTGGAGAGAAAAATCTAGGTCTGTAAACTAATTGAAAACACTTTTACTCATATTATTATCTTTTAGCCTTAGTGGACAAACGCAAGACAGCTTAATTGTTTATTCTGATAGACTACCAGACACTGTTGTTACAAAAACAATACGTTGTGATAACTACGAGTACAATTATCTAATTCAAAATAGTGCAAACAGCGTAACTTTTACATTACTAAATGAGAAAAAGCTTTATACAGATTACCGTAAAATAGGTGGAATATCTTATTTTTTTGGATATTGGGCTTTAATGATAGGACATGATGATGTTCAAAAAGATAAGATACTACATTTTGGAGCAGGATATGGAATAGGATTAATAACATATAGTGTTACTAAAAAGCATAGAGTTATTAAGTCAATTGCAGCAGCTACTGTAGTTGGAGTATTAAAAGAAGTTGTTTACGATAGCATGATGAGTAAAGGAAATCCAAGTATAAAAGATGCTGCATGGACTAGCATAGGTGGATATTATGGTAGTATTACAATACCAATGTTTAAAGTTAAACCAGTAAAACCATTTTTTTTAGATTAATATGACTAATGACATTGGTGATATAATAATTGACATATTATCTTCATTGCCTTGGATGGATAAATATGTTGGCGTAGTAAAAACATTAACATTTCAAGCTCAAGATAAAACAGGCAAAACGATTTTAAAACGTATGCCTGTTTCTTGCCGTACATCTGCTGCTGATTGCAGTACTGGTCGTTATGAGGATTTATTACCAGACAACCGTGTTAAGTCAGTAACTTTTTTAAAAGATAACGGAGTTAGATTTGTAAAGCGAGATGGAAATAGATTTTATTTTCGTGCTTATTACAATTTAGTTGTTTGGTTAAATTTACCAGGGCTTGGATTTGAAGGTTGTTCTTATGCTGGAATTGCAATAGCTGGTATTTTAAGTAAGGTTCCACAAGTTCCATTTCAATCTTCGATATATCAACAAATTGCTATAAATGTAGATGGGCAACTATCTAATTCAACAAATCCATTTGCTGAATATACTATTCCTGAAGAAATTACACAATATTTAATGTACCCTTATGATTCATTTGTTTTACCGATAACAGTGGATTTTATGACTAATAAAGCTTGTTTAGATGTTCCTTATTTACCATCACCATTAAACTGTGTAGTGAAATGACACAAGAACAAATAAAAAAATTAGACGAAGTTCACGCGGCAATAGTTGGTAATAAATCAATGGGGAGTAAAGGACTTGCAGAACGTTTATTAGAAGTTGAATTATACCAAGAGAAAGACAAAGCTTTAAAAAATAAAGCTATTGGTGGATTAGCACTTTTGAGTATAATAGGTTCTGCTATAACAGCCTGGATTGTAAAACATTTATAATGAACCAACATAGTTTAGATAGATTAAAAGGCGTTAAACCAATATTGATTGAGATATTAGTAGCAGCTCACGCAACTTCGCCTTATCCTTATGAGATACCTTTAGATGGCGGGTGTAGAACAGACAAGAGACAGAATGAATTGTTTAAAAAAGGTGTATCAAAAAAAGATGGCTATATTAAAAAATCTAACCATCAACCTAAAGCTGACGGATTTGGATGGGCCGCTGATTTTTATGCTAATGATTCTAAGGATATATACAATGTAGTAAAATTAGAAGCTATAGCGAGGCATATTCAAAAAGTTGCTTTAGAACAATTTAAAACAAAGGTTTATTGGGGAGGAGATTGGGACAATGATGGATTAACTAAGCAACAAGGTGATAAAGATGAAAACTTTGTAGATTTACCACATTTAGAATTAAGATAAAAACAAAAAAAATATGAATTACACAAATTTAACATTAATTGGATTAGGTATACTTGGAGTATTACTTCACAACCTAATAGAAATGAATAAAATTAATAGAGCTTATGCCGGAAATATTAATCTAGGTCAATATTTAAAATTAGAGAGGTTTAGCATTATAATATCTATTATAGTTGTTTGTGTAGCTGTAATTATAAAAAGCGAAATCCAACAACTTGAACAAGTTGGAAAATGGTTAGGCGTAGCGTTTATTGCTATTGGATATATGGGCCAATCTTTATTAGTATTCACAATGGGCAAAGCATCTAAAGTTATAAATAATGGGAATAACGATACAACGCCAACCGTTTAATTGGTTTCCTTATTTTATTCTAATTATAATTTGGGTATTATTTTTTATCCTATTTAGTAGGTTTAAATCTTGCGAGTCCAAAAATATTAATATTGACTATGACTCGACTTTAATACTAAAACAACAGATTAAAAAAGACATAAAAGATAGGGATTCGCTTATAAAATTAGCCAATAAAAAAGACTCGGTAAGGATTGAAACAATAGTTAAATATAAGTGGTTAAAAGGAAAAACAGATACTGTTCCATGTGAAGATTTACTACCATTGGTTTACAATGTATGTGACTCTATAATTATAGTAGATTCTTCTGAAATATCAATCCTAAGAGATGTTATAAAAAATGATAGTGTAATTATATGTAATTATCAGAAAGTATCCTATAATGATTCTATATGCATAATAGGATTAAAAAAACAAGTAAAATGTCAAAAGGTTAAAACAAGATTAGCTTGGATTGTTGCTGGTGTTTTGGGTGGAGTGGCTTTTGTTAAGTAAAAATCATTTTTTATTAT